TAATTTATAGAAAAAAACGGAGTTTTGCAACTTTTTTAATCAGCTTAAAGCGCTAATTTTGAATAGCGAATCTCTATCTAATTGATAGCAACAATCTAATAAACAAATCCAATACAGCTTATAGCTCTTTCGCCAAGCATCAGCACTGACGCCCAACAATTCAGCGAGCTTAACATCCGTATATTTTTTTGCTGTTTGATTAATTTCTGCTTTTACCGCCTGAATGGCTAGTAAGGTAAGAGATTGAAGTCGTTGCTTAACTTTTTCCGTTATCCTTTTTTTACTATTTAATCGCTGAAACTCATGCCAAATATAAGGAACAATGAGTATTTGCTCACGATAATATTGATACCCACCATAGCAATAGAGTAACCATAAGCGCATTTCGTTAGGCAATTGATGAATACCTCTACGCCATGATGAAGTGCGATAAGTAACTTCATTAATTAATGGTTTTGATTTTCCTTTGGCATGTTTTTGCTTAACTTTGAGTGGATGTGAGAGGAGTCTGTATCGAGACTTTCTTTCACCCGCATAGCGTATTGGGTTTCTTTTAAACCTATCGGTTACAAGTATTGCTTGTTCCTCCATGGCACCTAACAGTCCATTTTCTATAATACAAACATTCATCAACGCTGTACTTACTCGCTCGCGTATCCACTCAATATTCACTATCGCACCTCTTGGATAATTATCTGCCCCCTTTCACCCCACACTTTTGTTACCCGCCCATCCCATACACGTGAATCATCGTCAAAAATAGCATCAAGTAATGCTTTTTCGAGATTATCTTTATCCGGTTTTTGTTGATGGGGTTTACCGTTCATTTCGGAGCGTTTAGTTTTACTCCAACTCTTCGGCATGGGTAGAATGAATGTAATGTGGTAATGTGATTCAGGTAGGGTGATTTTGTTTAACTTTACTTCGTCCTTAAACGCAAAATACTTTAAAACTGGGGGACGTTTTTTCCATTTATCAGCCTGAGTCATCCTTGGTTTAGGTACTGGTTCGATATTAAAGACCTTCACACGTTCAACTTCCCTTCTTGGATCAATATGGCTTGCGTTCTCAAAACACCTTCTAGGTGACATTGTTTTGCATACTCCATATCCGTAAATCGTGTTCGTCTATCAACTTCATCGTGACATGCACTACAAGCCCAAGCGCCAAATAAGTCATGCGATTTTATTCCGACGCCACAAAGACCTGACATTCTGTAATGGGCTAAAACAACCGTTTCAGAGTTACCATTACAAACTGAAGGTATTCTAATCTGACATTCACGCCCTTTTGCCTCATTGCGTAAATTCATCATGAGCCTCCTGATTACTATTTTTTATCACTCTAAAATAAAAACGATCATATTATTAACTGAAATAATCATCACTATTTCCTATTCTTCTTGCTTTCTTTTCAAACTCATATATTCAGAGTTACGAGGAATGATGATCGGAATTCCCTTCTCAATGCACCATTGTTCATGTTTCTCCATCATGTAAAGCATCCTTGCTTTATCCATCTTGCTGGTTTCTTCACGCTCACCGTTTTCATTGCGCCCTAACCAGTGTCCAACGAAATATTCATGCGTTTCCTCATTAGTAATGGGCTTTGATAAAACGATTTCACCGACACCATTTTTAATATCGATAACAACGCCACGTGCACGTAACCACTCGCCTGTGGTTTCCATCCACATACGCCATGTTTTATTCATGGGTATGGTTCTTAAATCACGCCACTCGGTGATTTTGATGCGATAGCGTTTACCTGTTGTCACGATTTCGGAGAGCACTTTGAAAATACTGTTGAGATTGGATTTATGGAGACAGATATCATCTGTCACGAGGTCTCCTTTTTACTTTCATGAGTTAAAACGATTTTTCACAATACCTTTTAGGCTCTCGTTTCGGTTGAGCGCGATAAGCAGCCATATATTGATCAACTGGTGTAATACTCAATCCTTGTTGGTCAACATACACCGTGCCTGTTTTACCGTGCCGATTGAGCCTTAAAATCATCTCGGTCAGCGTTTCATCTGCATTATCGTGGTACACCGCATCACGATAAATGCCTAACCAATAATCACAATCTTGCTCGATTTGTCCTGTGTCTCTTGAATCACTTGGTACGGGGCGTTTATCAGCTCTGTTTTCCAATCCTCGATTCAGTTGTACAAGCAACACAACCACCGTATTGAGCTCTTTTGCTAATATTTTTAGCCCCTTAGTGATTTCACCATAGGCAATGTCATTACGGTCAGCTTTTCCCGCTTGCATCAGCGTGAGGTAATCGACACCAATGAACCCAATATCACCGACTTTGCGTTTAATTTTCCGACTTTCAGAGCGAATATGCTGTAAGGACATACCTGGTGTATCATCCACCCAAATATTGGGCTCATCTTTAAGGCGACCGATGGCATTGCAAAGCCTATCCCATTCATGCTCTTCTAACTTTTGGTAAAATTTATCTGAATTAATCTGGGTTTGTTGGGCTAGTGTCCGTTCAACAAGCTGTTTATCCGTCATTTCCATGCTGAACAGTAATACAGGCTTACCTTGTTGTGAGACATTTTTTGCCATTTCAGTGAGAACGGTTGTTTTTCCCATCTTTGGACGAGCACCAATCACGAACAGTGAGCCTATGACAATCTGTTTCGGGCTTAATAGACGGTCAAAATCTTTAAATCCCGTTTTTAATCCTCGATGTTTCTCTGGGTTATCTTGTCGATCACAAATGTCGGTAAAAACATCATCCAGCACATCATCAATTCGGCGTAACCCTGTTTTTCTCCCCATTTTTCCAAACGAAGTAGCTTCATCAAGCAAGCGTTGTGCTTGTTCAATTTTATCTGTAAAACCTAACTCACTTGGCGCCATCATGAGCTTTTGAATTTCAACCGTCTTTTCGATAACAAAACGCTGTGCGGAACACTCTCGGATTTTTTTCGCATAAGCCATAATGTTAGCAATACTCGGTGTTTCTCTTGCCATCTCAGCAAGATAGGCAAAACCACCTGATTGATTAATTCGGCCTTTTGACTCCAGACAATCCGTCACCGTCATGATGTCTATTGGCATACGTTGGGTATACATTTCTCGCAGGGTGAGATAAATAATTTGATGGTGTCGGGCATAAAAATCTTCAGGTTTTAGCAGTGAAAAAATTGATTGCGCATTATCACTTTGCGGGTCAAGCAGTAGTCCTCCAATAACATTTTGTTCCGCCATTAAATTATTCGGAACTTGGTTCATCACAGTGCTCCTTCCCTTGTTTTGAGTACCGTTTCAGGTCTGAGTAAATAATCAAAATTCGCTCGCCAACCCCGATTATTTTCGCCAAAATACCAAGCACTCGCCGTTTCCATAAAATAATCAAAATAATTTTTAGCCGCTTCGACTGTTGGCTCTTTGAGTTCTTTCAGGAATTTTGAGATGGCTCGTTTTCGCTTGTCATTCAAGGATTCAGCATTTGGTAATCTGTCACCAGCAGCCTCGTTAAACGCATTCATAATTTCGATGTAGGGGATGTTGTTTTTTCGATTGGTTGAAATTAACTTTTCACAATCCCCCTCTTGAGGGGTTAGGGGAGTATTTATTTCTTGTTCAAATACATTCTTATTCTGTTTCACTTCTTTTGTTACTGGGTTAGTAACCTCAGTTAAGCTCTGAACGTTGGTATCACTGGGTTTGATTGTCACCTCATTAGTAACTTGCTTTGTCACCTCGTAATTTGCCTGATATTCAAGGTAATTTGTGATTGTGATTATTGTTCCGTGTCGTGTACCTGCGCGGGCTATCATCCCTTCTTGCTCAAAAAAATCCAGCATGTCTCTGACTTGTTTTTCAGTCTTTTCTTTTCCCTTTGCATCCTTCAGTTTTCTAGCTAAAACTTTTGCTTTTGTTACCAACTGACCAGCCCGAAGATCCCAAGACACACCACCAAACTCAACTGTTGTTGGCTTATGCCTTGCCTGCCCTAGTAATCTGACCCATAGCGCAAGCTTAGCTGTATCTTCTGCCCAGCTTGCGTTAAGCAGGCTCCTGAATATCGCGACGTGACCAAGTTTAGAGTTATCCATCCGAGAACTCCTAGCGTGGTTCTTGTTACCAAAATCTGCATATGCAACGTTACTCATGCGGCTCCCCTCCCAATAGTTCTTTCCTGTGAGCATTCCTTAGTTTTGCATCTTCAAAAGCTTCCCTAAGACGCTTTATGCCTAGAGGGGTTACTTTCCTGAGTTCCCTATCTCGCATGATGTTTTTATGCACTGCATGATAATTAAAGTCATGATTTCGTTTATTTTTCATGGTATAATTCCCTTATTCGGTTGTTGTATCAAAAAAGGGAAGCTAAGCTCCCCACCTTGCCACTAACACTGGTTGTTGATACAATTTCATAGACACTTAAATATCTAGATTGATTTGTGCCTCACTCCCTGCCGTGGTTGAGGCCTTTTTTTTAAGTCCTCCCTTCCCTTCGATTGCCCGAATGAGCCTTTCTGCATAATCACCTTCAAGGACAACTTTCGTTGGCTTATCACTGATATTTACAGAGTCAGGCGGTAATCCGAACTTACTCACCAACTGGCAAGCTAAATCGAATATTCTGGCTTTATCTCGACTGGATTTTGATGGGTGTATTCCTAGCGCCTTAGCGAGTCCGTTATTACCGACTGAATACATTTGTTGAATGTAAAACGTCATCAATTCGTTTGATGAGCACTCTACTTTGATATTTTTTGCATGTTCCATAGTCTATAGTCCTTTTAGATACAGTTAGTCCGTGACTCACGATCCTGTGAGTTTAGTGTGCACACGATGCATGTGCGGATTGATTGTTAAAGAGCGATGGTGTTACCAGTATTGTTTCCCTAAATCCCATAAGTGCGGTAAGTCTGGGCGTATGTCTTTCCCTTTAACTTGACCATTTGTAGCCTTAACAATTAATGGGATATGTTCAGGCGATACTTTTGCCTTGTTATGTAGCCACTTAAAAACTGCTTGCTGTGTTATGCCACATGCTTCACCTAGTTTTTTTTGTGTCCCTACAATATCAATGGCGGTTTTAATTGCTTCGTTCATAAAAAACCTCCGTTGTTTATTTTTATATAATAAAACCTTAGTTGTTTTTAATCAACAACTATATT